TATTTGAGCATCTGCAGGAGTAGGCTGACTAACTATTGATGTAGTTGATGTTCCAAAATCTGATCTTAATAATACTCTTTTTGATAATCCTACATCTTTAACCCAACTATATTGACCATTGCCAATAGCTTGTAAATACCATACATTTACACCCTCTATTAATTCAACACCAAATACCATATCAGTATTTAATCTGTCAGGTATGCTTTTATAATCAACAGTTAATCTTAATAAAGTCCCTTGAGCAATAAACTCATTTTTATCATTCTCATAAAAATTAGTATCTGTAAATGTAGCTACTTTATAAAAAATAACACCGCCACCAACTGCTAATTCAGTATCCACTGTTCCTGTTTTTGTCCAATCAGGAATATCTACATCCTCAGGCCCTACTAATGTAGCACCTACAAAATTTGGATTATCTAATAAATTACTATTTTCACCATACTTAAAAGAAAATGATGCATTCTTATAAGGCTTATCAATCATTTTTAACTGATCCGTATTAATATGGAAAAATGGAGCATCTATAACACCCTCACTTTCACCTCCTAATAACCTGTCTAAATTTGCCGTAAATGTCGGACTATCATAAATCCTTTGGCCTTCTAAATACTTTCTAAATGTTAAAGCCCCTGTTAAAGCTAATTCCGTAGGCCTATAAATATACCACTGACCTTCACTTTGAGTCATAACAGCAGTAAATTCCTCTAAAATAGACTTTAGCACCTCCTCACAATTCATTGGAGTAAATAAATCATCTTTTAAAAATCTTTCAGCATTTACATATCCTTGAGCCAATGGATCAAAAGCATTGCCCTGAGTCATTGTTACATCATAAATATTAACGCAAGTATTTAACTCTAAGCTTGGCGCATCTAATCGTGTTAAACAGGCCTCAATAACCTCAATAAAACTTTGCTTACCTAAATAAAAATTCCCATCGTTTTGTACATAGCTTAAATTCTTTAATAACCCTAACCCATCAACTGCATTTACTGATATGGCATATGGAGCAAATGTAAATGACTCCTGGCATCCATCCGGAATAATAAACCCTGTCCAAATTAAATCTGTATAATCATAACAAACTGCATTTGCGTTTGCATAAGCCTGGCCCTCAGCATTAAATCCAGTATCGCCATATGCTAATGCCTGAGCCGCTGCCTGAGATGTGATTGATGTATAATTTTTAGTAAATACGATTTTTTCTGTATTATTACAAGCCGGATAAAATACCGCTGATCTAATGGCTAAATATTCAGTCGCTGACCAAGTAGAATAAGCATTTACATAAACATCATCCTCAATTGTAAATGTTGTATCGATTGATAATGGATATGTAGTTGTCCTCTGAGTAGGTAATCCTGTAATCTCAATATTACCGCCTCCAATTCCAGATGTGGGTAAAATGGCGCCATAAATCTTTACCTCAATTACATCCCCTCTTTTAACTTCTAAATTGCCATTATTATCTGTAAATACCGCAACCTCCCGAACCCCATTTACATAAATTTCTAAATCTAAATCAACAAAATCAATTCCTGGCGGAGTCTCATCTAATGACCAATAAATGTTTATATCGCTTGGCTTTCTGTATATCTCAACTAAAAACTCACGCTCATTTTCAGTATATAAATCCTCTAATTGAAAATCCTCAGTCGCTATTAAATTTAACGTACACTCAGATCCAATTATAGGCTCTAATTTATTGTTTGATGTATTTTGATAGTTTATCTGTATTGGATTTTGTTGAGCCTGTATCTCATTTGCAGAACCCTCATAATCCAATTGCAAAATATTGCATACAAATTGATCCGGACTGCCATCAACAATTCTTGTATCCCTATCAGCAAAAAACGTAAAAAAGTATCTTTTAAAATAATTCATCCTCCGTATCTTTGTAGTTTAGCACCAGCTCTGTTTAATACACCAATTAAATTAGTACCTGAAATTTCAAACACCACTCTACCGCCTCCAAAATCCTGAGCCGAACCCGCAGCGCTTGTACTTATTGTTGAACTTGCCTGTGGCAATGGCGCCTGTGCTTTTGGCTTTTTCTTAAATAATGATGCAATCCCCGCAACCGCCGCAACTCCAGCTAATATAGGTAATAATGCGCCACCTGTTGCCACAGTACCTCCAGCTAATGCGGCACCGCCCCCTGTTGTTGCAGCCGCACCAACTGCAGCTTTTTTACCACCAATTTTTAATAAACCTCCAACAACCCCTAATAATCCACCTCCTTTGCCTCCATCTTTTTTATCGCCTCCTGTTAATAAACTTAAAACTCCTTTAGTAGCCTCACTTGATAATACTGATAAAAAAGTATTTTTAATTGCCTGTCCTAAAGCATCAAAAGACAATTTACCATTCATTAACAAATCATCAAAAAATGTTTTAAATGATGATGATAATTGAGGAATTATTGTTTCTTTAATATATAAGTTTAATTTTTGGAATGGAGTTAATAATGGTACTGATATTGGAGCAAATTTATCTACAATCTCCTTTGCAGCTTTTTCAGCTTGTCTAACTGCTAAATTTAACTCATCCTCATCTATTACATTTAAAAGTGATTTTCTTTTTGCAGCCTCATTTGTAGCATTAATTTGAAAATCTTGTAAAGATTTAAGCATTTTTACTGCAAAAGCATTACCCTCTTTGCTAAGATCCGCAGCTCTCTTTTTTGCATCATCTTTAACAGATTTGCCTTTAGCTTTTTGCATGGCATCTCCGCCAACATTTCCGCTTATTTTAGCACCTTTTAAAGTTTCAGCATTTACTGCCTTTTCTAATAATAAATTTTTTTCAGTTAAAAGATTAGTATCTGTAAGTAAGTTGTTTTTTAACTTTGTTAACTCAGCCTCTTTTGCACCGGCTTTTAAATATTGATTTACAATTTGAGCCTGTTTTGATGTTAAAATATTAGCCTCTTGTTTCGCTAATAAATTTTGGCTCTCTACCGCTGATTGTAATTTTATTTGTTTTGTTCTCTCATCCTGAATTTGTCTTGTTAAATCAACAACTTTTTGCTCATTCTCTAATTGCCTTGTACTATTTTTAGCAATAAGATCAGCAGCCGCCCTTGCCCTTGCACTGGCTAATATGGAGTCAGTTAATGAATTATAAGCATTTTTTGTTTTATCAGTGGCAGTGGCCTCAAAAGCCATATTACCAAAGTATGCCGGATATAATTTCTGTATCTCTTTGTAAGCATCTTTTCTTTGCTCTAATGGCAGAGTAGCATTTTGATATTGACTGTAAAGTAACTTTAATGTTACTAATTCATTTTGAGCATTTTGCGCACCTTTTAATTGCGCTTGTTGAACTTGACCTAATGAATTAATATACTCATCCGTTACTTTCTTTGCAGTGGCAACCTCTTTATTTGCTCTTTGTTGATATTGCTGATAAAACAATATTCCCGCTGATACAACTGATAAAGCAATCCCTAAACCAGCCGGGCCTATCAATGTTTGCCCTAATGCTTTTAAGGCTGAACCTGTTCCACCTGTTTCAGCCTTTAATCTTGAAAAACTTTCTAATAATGGATTTAAGTTGTTTTGAATACCAATAAAACCAAATGGAGCATCCTGAGCAACTCTACCTAAGTTTGTTAAGGCAAAAGCAGCTGAGTTTGATCCTTTTGTTACTGCAGCGCCAACTATTCCAGCGCTTTTAGATGCCTCCGCAGCAAATTGGTTTAATTTATTAGTAGCACCTTTTAAATCTTTATCTAATTGCCCTAATGGCGCACCAATAGGTATCTCAATTCCTTGCATTTTCCAAATATTTAGCCATTGCCTTATTCATTTGCTCTTTTATTTTATCCATGTCCTTTATCTCCTCATCTTGGTATATAAATGACATAAACTTTTTATAAGTCGGCATTCCTTTATTTACATGAACCCTCATCCCGTTCCAGGTAGCCCACCCTATCCGTTCCCATTCCTTTTTCTCTTTATTAAAAAAGCCCTGACATTTCAATATATATTGATTCCATGTCAGGGCATAAAAGTCATTTGGCATCATACCAAGTTCACCAAAAGCAAAGGTTAAAACATCCTTATCCCAATTTAGCTTTTCATTTCGCTTTTTTTTTGCTCTGGCTGATCAGTTTCAGTATTTAAACCTAAAACTCTAAATATCTCCTTTGATACAACCATTACCAAATTGCCACTTGAACCACCGGCCTGATCAATCCATTCATGAATATCAAACTCAGTAAAATTAACTATCTCACCTTTTTTAATAATTGGATAAGTAGCTGCATGATACATAAACATTCTGATAAATGGCAATAATTGCTTACCTAATAAATCAGATAAATCAGATACAGATGCATCAAAATGAGTTAAGGTTTGTTCTAAGGCATAATTGCCAAAGAAAAATTGCCTATCCTCATCTCCTATTTTGTAGGTTAAATGTCCTTCCATAAATTAGTAACCAGGATATGGATCAGTTTCAGTTATATCTCCATCACCTAATAAAGTACCTGAGAAAGTAATAAACTCACCCTCTGCACCTGTAATATCTAATGCTGAAAAATATGCTGCTCCATACTGAGGTGCAAAATTAGGCTCTTCCGTTCCGTTATCTCTTAGCAAAGCAATTTGATACTCTGTTAATGTTTTTGCTCTTGCAATGTTTTTAATTGTATCCCAAGATGCTTTTGCAGTATCTCCACCAGCACCGCTTGTGTCAGTAAAAACTCCCTCAAAAGGAATTTCATATGAGTAGGTAGTAGGTTTTCTGCGAGTCACACCTGGATCGCATTTAGTAACTGTTTCTGCAAAATCCCATGATTCTGAGATTCCGTTTGAGGTT